AGCACGGCACGTCCGGAACAAATATTTTTTCGACTATTGATACCGGAATCCTTCTCCCTGAGGGATCAGTATTCATCGATGAGAAGGCGGCAGCAGAGGCAAACGTTTCTGCTCGTGGTGAGTTCTGGGTTCGTAATGATGCGCCGAACACTCCGATGTTCACCAACGATCTCGGAACTGACTTTGTCCTGAACGCTTCGCCATCATTCACTCCTCCACTGGTTCTTCTCGACAACGAAGAGATTCAATTTGGTACTGGCACTGACGTTACGATGGAGTGGAATGGAACGGAATTCGACCTCTCGTTTGCTGCCGCTGCATCGATAATGCGATTACGTGATGGAGCGCAACTTCGCTTCATGTCACCGAACGATGTTGATAGCACGTTCATTCAGCAGCTTGCTGATCGCACTAACATTCTCAGCTCAGGTGCCGGAGCGGGTTTCTGGCAGTTCCAACCAGAGCTTCGGATTATAAATGACCTGACGTTTGGCAGTGCCGGTGCCCTCGTGATTACTGAGTCTGGCGGCGACATGCGAATAGATCTTGGAACGCTTGGAGATCTTCGTATTCGTGGTGGCACTGCTGGCGTTGAGATAATGGCAGAATTTACTGCCAATGCAGGAGTCGCGCTTTATCACAACAACGCTCGTCGCTTTGAGACGATAGCGATCCAAGTAGATGGCGCTATCTCTGGTGCGGTGCTGGATGATGCTGATGGCAACATGTTGCACATCGGTTTCCAAGAGCAGATCTGGATCCTCCAAAATACTGTTCTCGGCACAACGGACAATGTCTGGCGCGACGCGGCTGGTCACATCTTATATTCTGACGATGCCGGTACAGAGACCTATACAACTCCAGCGGCAGCAGATGCTGTCGTTCCTGACGGCTACTGGGTTGACATCGTTAACCTCGGTGCGGGTGCGATCACTGTTGCAGAAGGTGTCGGAGTCACGCTCACGCACATAGATGGTGCGGGCGCGACGGGTAGTTTAGTGATTGCTCAGTTCGGCAAGATGAGACTGCACAAAAGGATAGGAGCAGCATGGTTCGCCACCAATACTGTTGACGTATCGTAAACATAACTACAACAAAGAGGAAAGGAAAATGGCAAAGCAAGAAGTAAGTCCGGTCCAGGTTCAAATGGCTGCAGCAGCAGGTGTGAAGTTGTTGAAGATCGATGACCTTCCGGTGCCCATGAGCATCGCAAAGTCTGGTGCCTTGAATATTCTTGAAGGGATGTTGCAGGCACTGGCATCGGGTGAATTGGTACTCGGACCACCACAGCCGCAAAATATTGGAGTAGGTGACGCGAAACCCCCTATAGCTCCCGTGGAAACCCCACCCCAAGGGGACCAAGAGCAAAGCGGGGAAGAGGGAAAGGCCGCAAACGAAACCGGAAGCGACGCAAGCGCTGAAGGTTAAGAGGTAAGGAAATGGCAACCAAGCAAGAGATCAAGGAACGCGGGATTCGCATAGGTGTGAATCAGCTCGTGACGTATGCGACGCTCGTGCCTATCTTCTGGTTTATCGCTCAGCCCCTTCTGGTGAGCGCGCTGGCTGAAGAGATGCAGGAATCGATTAAGCAGACCGTCGCAAATGAAGTTGCACCGATTAGCCTTGCGTTTGTCGCTCTCTTGCAGCGGGACATCAACGCCACGAGGAAAGATATCGCGGCGTTGAAGTTCCGTGAACGTCAGGCCACTGACTGGACAGCCGAGGATGCCGCGTATCTGGCAGACCTGGACATTCAGTTGGATGCTCTGGTGGAAGCGAAGGATGCACTGCAGGCGAACAACACAACCTGATGTACACATACGGAAAAACATCACGGGAGAACCGCGACACATGTGCACCACCGCTGATCGAGGTGATGGAACTGGGGCTCAGCAGGTCGCCAGTCGATATTTCTATCGTGCGTGGGTGGTCTGGTGAAGATGTTCAGAACATGCTTTTTAGGAAAGGCGCGAGTAAGAAAGAGTGGCCTTTCTCGGAACACAATTTTCTGCTGGAGGATAAACCTCACAGCAAGGCTTTTGACTTTGCGCCTTACGTTGACGTGGTCAAAATTCCGTGGGAAGACACCCACTTATTTGCGGTCGTCGCAGGGGTATTTCTCTCTGCCGCAGTTGAGCTTGGTTTTAAATTGCGCTGGGGCGGCGACTGGAACATGAATGGATTGACAACCGACCAGTCGTTCATGGACTGGGGTCATTTGGAAATAGAGGAGTACTTGGTATGAATGTTAATACACTCGTAGGTGCACTGATCGCAGCGTTGATTCTATTTACATCAACCGTCGTAACGTTGTTTACCAACAATCCAGATCTGACGTTCGCGCAGTTATCGACAGCGACGTGGGTGTCGCTCCTCGGTGGTGCGGCAGTAGCGTTCTTCAAAGACTATCAAGCGCTCACCACCCGACGCTTGGTGAACAAGGTCACGGGATCGGGTGATGGAGGTATTTGAGATGCAATATCTAGTTCAGAAACGGCAGCTCTTCGCGTTCTACTGTCTTCTTTTACTGATCGGTCTGGAAGGATGTGCTGCATCCAACCCGCTCGCTCAGGCAGAAACGACCGAGCAGAAAGCGTATGCCGCGTACGGCACGTTCGTCATCGCTGAAGAGCAAGCTGCGAAGCTTGTGTCCAGCGGTCAGTTAAACAACAGTCAGATAATCGCAATAGGCAAAGCGGACGAAAGGGCAAAGGCAGTCGTCGATGATTTGATCGCGGCAGTGCTGGAGTTCGAAACGATTCAGGACGAGTTCAAGAGATTTGGCACTGGTGAACAACGGTACATCAACGCCATGAACAACCTCAACAACTGGACCGCACGACTCGTTCCGCTCATCAATAATTTACTCGCAGCAATTCAAGGAGCTGAACAATGAATCCGATCCAACTAATACTGATCGCACTTCGCGGTCTGTCCGTGATAACCAGCAACCCCGCTCTCGGCGGAGGTTCCATGGTTAAGGTGCAGCAGGCGTCGAAGTTACTCGACTTCCTGGGCGAACTTCTGGAGCGTGGCGACGAAGCTCACACCGAACTGAAAGAGTTCGCTGAGACTGTCAAAGCAATAGCCGACGAGAACAGAGCGCCGTCCTCGGCGGAGTGGCAAACACTGGAGGATAGGAGTGCGGCAGCTCATGATGTCATTCAAGCGGCACGTCGTAAGGCAGAAGCTGAAGAGGCTGCAAATCAGCCGGAGCCTACCCCCGAGCCTGAGCCCGAGCCTGATCCGACACCCGAACCGGAATCAGAGCCGGAGCCAGAACCCGAACCTGACCCTGAGCCAACCCCGGAACCAGAGCCAGACCCTGAGCTAAACCCGGAGAATCCGCAGTGAAGATGATATTTATAATCATCGCGGCTTTTCTACTTGTCTCTTGCGCGCCGCCAGCAGACAAGGATTTCTTTGAGTGCGGCGCAAGCAACACGTTGGTGGTGTGTCCAGTCGGGGAGTCTCCCGATGCTGACACCCACGGTGATTGTCGTGCAGTTGGCAGTGGGACGACAACGTTAACCGACGGCACCTGTAGTTAGGAGTAATTCATGGCTGTCTCGATGACATTTAACTCGCTCCTCTCAGATCTCCGTGCGTATCTGGAGCGGGGTACGGCTGTCGATCCTACAGTGTTCGACCAGCTCCCCAGCCTGATCAACTTGGCTGAAAGGGAGCTGGCGAATCGACTGAAGATATTGGGATTCGTAGCAAATGTGACCGATACACTGGGTGTCGGACAGTCCGTTGTTCCAAAACCTAACCGCTGGCGCGACACGATATCGATTAACTTCGGTGTGGGGGCCACACAAGTGCGGACCCCCTTGTTCGCAAGGTCGTACGAGTATGTACGACGCTATTGGCCCGATGAAGATCTGACGGCTCAACCAAAGTTTTACGCGGACTATGACTACTTCAATTGGTTGATCGCACCGTCTGCGGATTTCGCATATCCGTTCGAGGTCAATTATTGGGAGTTGCCTGCTTTGTTAGACGCCACTAATCAAACGAACTGGACGACGGACTTTGCCCCGAACTCCTTGCTTCATGGTGCGCTTCTGCAGGCAACTCCATTTTTGAAAAATGATGAGCGCATCCCGACGTGGGAGAAGATTTACGAAAAAGATATTGCGATCCTTGAGGGGCAGGATATCAAACGCATCATCGATAGAAACGTTACGAGGGAGTCGGTCTGATGGGTTATACAGATGTATTCGGCGGAGAATTAATTTTCCCATCGAGAATTAGTTATCTCGCTCTCACCACGGCTGTTGATATCACACTGCAGTGGCCTACTGAGCAGCAGATCACAGGCGGCAACGTTGTTGCAGATGTCATGGACGTCACGACCACGGTTCCGTCACTCAATGTTGATATGCCTGACGCCAGGAACACGTCAGAAGGTAACAAGACGACGATCAACAACGTCGGTGGAGAGTCATTCACTGTGCGTGACAACACGGGAGGTACGATTCAATCCGTAGCTCCTGGTGAGCAGTGGGTACTTGTCCTCACGTCTAACTTGACGATAGCTGGCACGTGGACGACCTTCCAATTGGGTGCGAATGTTGCGGTGGCATCTGCTTCTGCACTGGCAGGTGCAGGCATCAAGGCAATTGGCGTACTGCTTAACCAACAAATAGATTCCGATGAAGAAGCGGCAACACCTATTACTGTAGTTGAAGGTGATCGAGCGAAGTGTTTGATCTATGTCGCTGGTGCGGGACAAGCTGATCTTCCCGGTGCGGGAACAGTCGGTAACGACTGGTTCTTCATGCTGCGCAATTCTGGATCCGGAACACTCGCTGTTGTTCCTTCATCAGGTACTATCGACGGTAGTTCGAGTATCAATTTGGATCCAAACGATAGTGCGTTCATCTTCACTGATGGCATCAATTGGTTCACCATCGGGCTGAGTACCGGTTCAACGATTGCGTTTGACTTCGTCTCACTTCCCATTCCGGGATCGGGAGACTTTGTACTTTCTGGTGCTAACCTCAATCGAATTTCATATCGTTTCACGGGCGCACTCACTGGCAATCGAAAGGTAGTCGTGCCAAACACCACGCAGCAGTACTGGTGTGACAATCAGACGACCGGTGCATTCGTTCTTACGATTGGAACAGCTGCGCAAGCGGTGCCTCCGGTATTAAATCCAAATACAACTTCGATTGTGTACTGCGACAGTACAGACGTAATCGATGCAGTATCTCAAGTCAGCGTCATGTTCCCGATCACGGTCGCAGAGGGTGGCACGGGTGCTACGACAGCACCAGGTGCAATTGCTAATTTAGGTGCAGCAGCTGACTCCATCGACTTGATTGCTGGAGATGGCATGCTCGGAGGTGGTGACCTCTCAGGTCCCGACCGAACATTCGATTTCGATCTTGCAAGTATTGCGACAGCAGTCCCTGATCTTGCTGCTGACTTCTTCGTCTTTGAAGATGTCGATAATGCAAACGTCAACAGGAAAGCTTTGCTGAGTACGCTTGGCCTCACGATTGATGGCACGCCAGCTGACAATGAGATCGCTGTCTTCACTGGTCCGAGTGCGATAGAGGGCGACTCAAACTTTAGGTGGACGGGAACTGCTTTCCAAATTGAAGGCACCGGCATTTTTGAGATCCGCGTCGGGAGTGTGACAACGTTCGATCTCAATGGCATGGCTGAGTTGAACATTCGTGGCATGGACGAGAACGATACTGGTCTGGTGCTTGAAGATGGTATGCGACTCACGTTCGAAGATCTGGCGTTCGCCAATCCAATCTTCATGCGCAACGAAGGCATCGGTGGTAGCTCCGGTACCATCTCTGTTCGAAAGGGTGGAGGGGTCCTTGGTAGCTTCGAGCTTCGCGAGGGCATCACTCTTTCAATGCGTGACGGTGCAGATACGCTCGTCGCAACCTTCGGCACGCTGACTGGACCTCCATCAACTCTCAACTTGAGCGGTAGCTTTGATGGCTTCCGTATCCAGTTAGGCTCGTTGTACATCTTCGAGCAGGCAGTAGCGTCTGCCAGCTCAGCACAATCTGGTCAGATTTGGATTGAGAGTCTGGTAGCAAATACGTTGATGTTTACCGATGACAGCGGCATCGATTTCCGGGTCAGCTGCGTTCAATGGTTCAACAATTACGGTGGTCAGCAGACGATCAATAACTCTACGGTCTTCGTCAACATCACACAGTTGAGCGGCTTCCAGTTAGACGCTGGCAATGTCTACCACATCGAGATATTCCTGAAGTGTAGTCAGGCGAATGTGACTCCAGATATTAAAATTCGACTGAACCGTCAGAATCTCGGAACTTTCAGTAGCGAGTACTTTGAGATCACGAGTGTTTCGAGTACAGGGATCTTCACGTTCCAAGACAACAACGTTCACACAGTGTTGGGAGCAGTCCAGAACGCAATTGCCAATCACACACTTCGTATCACGGGTACGGTGGATGTAGGGACTGGAGACGTATGGGACCTCCAGTTCGCTCAGAACACTGCAACAGTAGCAAATACAATTGTGGATGATGAATCTTGGGTCAGAATTACTAAGATCGGACCAGGACCGTAACCAATGGCTGAACAACCTGCACGCTTAGCCTCAGCTCCCGGAATCAAACGGGACGGTACTCGCTTTGACAGCGAGCACTATGTCGATGGGCTGTGGTGCAGGTTCCAGCGTGGCAAACCGAAAAAGATTGGCGGCTATCAGCAGGTCACCGACACAGTGCCCGAGATCACTCGTGGCATGGCTTCGTTTTCGGAAGACAACACTCAGTTTCTGCACTTGGGACATCCAAATACCCTTGGTCAATACCGGGTCTCGAACGGCACGCTGAGTATCTTCAATGATCGTACACCTGCTGCCTTCGCTGCTAACGTTGACAACCTGTGGCAGTTCGAGATTTACGCTGATACGCAAGGCACAGGCAATCACGTGCTTGTTGCACACGCTGCACCGAACATAATAGACATCGATAACTCCATCGGTGGCGACATCTACATCGACACGTTGACTGCAGGCACGATACTCACAACGGTCGGCCTGAATGCCGGTGCTCAGGGTTGGAATACAGGTGGAGGTGGCAACGTAAGCGGCGGGATTTGTGTCAGTGGTTTGTACTTGTTTGCATTCGGTAGCAGGGGACTCATTCGATACTCCGCGATCAACAATCTCTCGGCTGGTCCAGTCGAGTTCAACTTAGGTACGCAGAAAATTGTCAAGGGCATGCCGCTTCGAGGTGCCGGTGCAGGTCCTGCTGTCATCATGTGGGGACTCGACTCCGTCATTCGCGCGACGTTCAATCAAGGTGGTTCACCTGATTTTGTTTTCGACATTGTTGCCCGAGGTACTACGATCATGAGTTCGCAAGGCGTGATCGAGATGGACGGCATTTACTATTGGCCTGGTGTTGATCGCTGGTACCTCTTCAACGGTGTCGTTCGTGAGATGCCCAACAACATGAACCAGAACTTTTTCTTCGACAACATCAACTTTACTCACCGCAACAAGTGTTTCGGCTTCAAGATCCCTCGCTACGGTGAGCTGTGGTGGTGTTACCCACGTGGCAGTGCAACTGAGTGCACTCACGCTGTGGTCTTCAACGCACGCGAAGGGTACTGGTTCGACACACCGTTACCTGACAGTGATGAAGTTGATCAGGGACGCACGGCAGCAGTTTTTGCCAACGTGTACCAGCGTCCCTTCATGGTGGACAACGAAGTGACTTCGAACGGTCGTACTCTTTGGCAGCACGAAACTGCAAACGACAAAATTCGCTTATCGTCAATCAGCGCGGTGCGGTCGTTCTTCGAGACTCATGAGTTCGCGTTGCTGGACCAGCAGGTGGCTGACAAGTCTCTGCGCGTCGCCAGGATCGAGCCTGACTTCGTGCAGCAAGGCGACATGACTGTGCAGGTACGAGGACGTGCCAATGCCAAAGCTGATGTCGTTGACGGAGCGACGGAAACAATTTTTGCTACACCGTCCACGCCCGACGAAGAGACCGTGAAGTTTAAAGAGATTAAGCGGCTGATGAGTTTCAAGTTTGAATCGAACGTAGCGGGTGGCAGCTACGAGCTGGGCAAAACCTACGCACACATCGAGCCTGCAGACGGCAGGGTTGAATCATGAGTATCATCGATCCACGAGGCTTCGCTGACAATGAGGTGATCCCATGGGCTGATTTCATGACGGGCGCACTGGGCTTCTTCTCAGACAATTCGAAGGGGTGCGATCCTAATTTCCCACGTCTGGATGACCCGTTGAAGTGGCAAGAGTGGGCGGCAACTGTGTACGGTGGAGTAGACGCGCTAGGGCAGGACGTGCCTGATCCTTACGCATACGATAATTGGAAAGACTGGGCGGAAAGAATGTTCGCGACAGCAGATTTTACGGGATAGAACCATGGCAGCAAAACCTAATATGAGAGAACGGCAGATCGTTGGCGCAATGGATGTGCAAGGTCCACAGGGCGGCTTGTCTGCAATGATCGGTCAGGCTGGTGGCAGCAAGACCATGGTCGATGAGGTGCAGCGAGTTGAATCCATGCCCGGTGGGATGGAACTGCTGTACACCATGGCTGCTGAAGAGCTGATGAAAAAAGCGGGTGCCTCCAAGTCGGACGCCAAGAAGATCCGTCTCTACAAATACGGTGGTGCGGTCGAGCGAGCCTATGCAAAGGGAGGCCCAGCCCGAGCAGCGGCAGAGAAGACACGAGCTGCAGGACGTGGCGACGACTCCATGATGTTGCACGTCAGCCCCGAGGAGTACGAAGTCATCGAGGCTATGTGGGGACCGGCGGAGATCAATCCCGACACGGGCATCGGCGAGTACGGTTTCCTGTCGAAGATCTGGAAGAAGATTAAGAAAACGGTGAAGAAGATTGTCTCTTCTAAGATTTTCCAGATCGTTGCTCCAATTGCACTGAGCATTTTTGTTCCCGGTCTCGGCACCGCTATCGGCGGCATGCTGGGAGCCGGTAGTGGTGCTGCTGCTAGTGTCATAGGTAATGCCCTCGTGCAGGGTGGGCTCAGCGCTGCAGGGGGTGGCGACTTCATGAAGGGCGCACTTTCCGGTGCGATCACAGGTGGCCTGGGTAAGATGGCTGGGGCTCAAGTCAGCAAGCTTGCTCCCAATATGTCTGCACGTACTGCAGCCATCGTTGGCTCCAGTCTGGCAGGTGGCACAGCTTCTGCCGTAACCGGTGGCGAATTTATGGAAGGTGCCGTCATGGGTGGACTGGGCGAGTACATGCGTCCGATGACTGAAGGTATCGTCTCGAAAGGACAAGAGATGTTAGGCATCCAAGATCCAACGGGTGGTGGCATCATGGCGGAGAGGACTAGCCCGACTGATGCCATCATATCCGGCGAGGCTATGTACGATCCCGCCACGGGTGCCTACATCCAACCTGGAGATATCACTCCTGAGCAGATGGCAGCTAACGCGGCTGCTGTACCGGGAGGGGCTGCACCTCCACCTGCAGTAGCTCCACCGACACCTGCAACGGGAGGCGGAGGCCTCGGTGATTTCGGGCAGTATGTGATGCCTGCTCTGATGGGAGCGGGAATCCTTGGTGGTGGTGGCGCGTACGAAGAAGGTGTGCAGCCCGAGGTGCCAGCGCACATGCTAGAGAGCTTGCCGATTTACACGATGAATCGACAGTTCCAGGGCATCGATCCCAATGCGTACTACACGTATGGACAAGCAGGCGCACCTCAAAGCGGGCAACATTTGTTCATGACTCCGGAGCCCTTCGCTGGTGAGACCGGCACGCCAACGGTAGGTCCGACAGGCGGACTGGGCGTGCAGGATAATATCGCTGAGATGATCGCGGCAGGTCAGCCCATCCCGGCCTCGTTGGTTCGCGGTGGAGGTCGGCGTTTGCAAGCAGCTGGCTACACCCGAGATGCTTCCGGCACGTGGATGCCACCTCCGGCACAGCTGGGGCAAGGCATGCCGGGGAACGCCATGGGTGGCTACCAGCACGGGGGCGAGTTCGATTACTGGGCTCAGAACGCCGACGTACAGCTCGCCAGCCCTACTGTGAGCGCTGCTGGGCGTTATGTTAAAGGACCGGGCACTGGTAGGTCCGACGACATTCCAGCTCGTCTGAGCGATGGTGAGTACGTCATGGACGCAGAAACGGTCGCACTCTTGGGTGACGGATCCGGCGACGCGGGAGCGAAGCGGTTGGATGAGATGCGTAGCAACTTGCGCAAGCACAAATCGAAGAATCTGCGGAAGGGTGGCTTCAGTCACAAAGCGAAGGCACCGCACCAGTACATGGCGCAAGGCGGAATGGCTAAACTGCGCAGAGCGATGACCGAATCGGGGAGAGTATAGATGTCCAGCGTTACTGATTTCTTATTTGAGGGAAGACCTCCACAATCGGTCACAACCTACGGGCAAACCGTGGAAAACATTCCGAAGTGGATGTCGGATTACACGCAGGGACTGATCGCGCGAGCGAATGCAGCAGCAGCTGAGCCCTACATCCCGTATGGCGGACCCAGGATTGCTGGCTTCACTGAGGACGAGCAGGCCGCGTTCGGTATGACGGAGGCGAACATCGGTGCCTATCAGCCGTACCTCGAAGCGGGAGCTGCTGGGTACGGTGGAGGCCTGCAGCGTGCAGCCAACATCAGACGTTCAGCGGATCCCTTCCTCGAAGCGGGCTCGCGCCAGTGGACTGATGAAGGTGTCGCCGAGTCGTACATGAATCCGTACATCGGTGGCGTGCTCGACCGACAAGAGCAGCTCGCTACGCGCACACTGGAAGAGAGTTTCCTGCCGTCACTGCAGCGCACCTTCGGAGGTGCCGGTCAGTACGGATCTCGTGGTGGCACCGGCTCGATGGAAGACATCGGTGTCCAAGGCATGCGAGATATTCAAGAGGGGCTCGAAGCACAGCGTCTCGAAGCACTGTCCGGAGCGTACGGTCAGGGTGCAGATATCTTTGGCGCAGACCAGCAACGGCAAGCCGAGTTGGCTCGCATTACCGGTGCCCTCGAAGAAGCAGGTGCGCAGAGCATGTTCGCCGGAGCCGAAGGTCTTGGCCGAATGGGCGAAGCTGCTCAGAGAATGGGTATTACCGATGCTGCCTCGATGGCAGAGATCGGACAACAGCAGCGCGGAATGGATCAGGCGAGCCTCGATCTTGCGTACCAAGATTTCCTGGAGCAACGCAACTTACCGTTCGAACGTGTCGGCTTCATGAGCGACGTCATTCGAGGTCTGCCATCTCCGGGGGGATACACACAACGTACCGATGTGGGACCAGCGTCGATCTATCAGCCGTCCGGTCTGTCGCAACTTGCAGGTGCTTACGGTGTGTACCGAGGCATGACGAGTGCCGAAGGTGGCTACATCGACGGAGAGTACGAGGACATAACCGGCTACGCAGACGGGGGCTACATCATGCCCGAAGAGTACGGGATAGGAGGCCTCGCTACAGCAGCGTGGAAAGGAATGTATAACTTGGGAAAAGCGCGTGGGGCGGATTGAGCCGCTGGGCGCGCTCACTTCGTCCCGATCCTACCGACAGTATCGGTGTCCTAGGTGGTCACACGTTGGCTAATGAAGGTACCGAGAAAGAGAATATAGAACTGCAATGGAAACAGGACTGACGTTATGAGAGCAGAAGTGGAGCAAGCTTATCAAGTAGGCGGAGACGTTGATGATGAGGACGGCTTCGATCCAGCGATCACTGTTGATCAAATTGTTGCGCGGACTACTAACCCCGGAGCGGGGCAGAGTTTGCAATCGATGATCATTCAGAATCGTGATCAGGCGTTAGCGCGTCTGCGTTCGGGCCAGGAAAAGATTGCAGAACGTAGAACACGGCAGCAGAAGTCGGATGAAAGTGCGCGGTGGTTAGCGTTTGCGCAGGGCATGCTCGCACCAACACGCACAGGTGGCTTCGGTGAAACGTTAGGCAAGACTGCAGGCTTATTGCGAGAAGAAAACGCACGCGCTGCTGAAAGTGAAGCATTCGCCGACGAGAAACTTGACCTGCTCGTGGCGCAAGAGATTGCAATCGAGGCTAAGGCTATCGATCAGTTGCTCACACAGGTTGGGCACGGCAATCGAGCTAAAGGTATTCACGGAACGATTCAAACGATGGTCAATCCAGCTGACAGGGGCAAACCTCCTGCTCAGCAGGAGCTGGTCTTCGGTGTTATGAAAATACAGGATGATGGTGCGTGGGAGATGGAAGCTTTACAGGATAAGGACGGTAATTACTTCGAGCCTGCATCGAAGATGGATCCTGCTCGTGCAGCTGCTCTCATTACTGCAGCAGAAGCTGCCCAAGCACAGGAAGGTCGCGGTCAACTGATGATCGACGAAGCGTACAGCTATAGAGGTCCGATGCGAAACGTCAGGCGTGCCAATGCTATTTTCGAAAACGCTGAGACGATCATCGAGACCAGCGGTGTTCAAGTACTTAAGAATCGGTTGGCGAACTTCTTGGGCATTAACTTCGGCGACACGGTTGAACTGACCGAACTGCAGATGCGCGTTGCTCAGGATTACATGGACAAATTAATAAAACTGAAAGGCAACACATCTGATCGTGACATCCAAGAGATGAAAGGCATCTCTGTCGGCATGGGCATGAACTCGACTGCGAACTACCGCATGTTGAGGGAGATGGAGGTGGTCTATGCAGTTGCGATTCGGGCAGGTATTCGTGAAGCGTGGCAACGTGGACAGATGGATGAGGTCGGCGACTTGTGGTCGGCAGCAGAGGAAAATGAGTGGGTCAGAGGTGCGGTTCCGATCAGCTCGAAGGCGGATTACGACAAGTTGAAAGTTGGTGACTACTTCTTCGAAGCACACAACTGGGGCGGACCACTGCGTCGCAAGACTGAGGAATAACCGATGGCTGACGAAGAATTTGACATCACAAAACTTGGCGAGCCCGTAGGTCAGGTAGAGGCCACTGTGCAGGAAGGGCTTGGACGTGCTACCGACCTAAGCTTTTTAGGTGAGGCCGGAACAAGTCCTGTCACTGCAGCTACTGAACTGGTCCGCAGTGGTGATCTGGGTGGTCTTGAGATTGAACGTGAAACTTTGATGTCTCCGTTCCCGATGGAGCCAGGTGAGTCACGTGCAGCAAAAGAGTTGCCGGAGTTACTCACGGGCAAAGTCATAATGAATCCCCGTGTCGAACAGTTGGAGGAAACGCTCGATAACCCTGACGCGAGTATGTGGCAGAAGATGGGCGCGCAGATGGAGCTTAACGATCTGGCCGAACACGGTGAGATGACGCAGCGTGTTGGTTCGGGTGTTGCTGCACATCTTTCCATGGGGGATAAAGCGATGCTCGCTGCAGCAGCCCTGACCATGTTTGATCCGGCAGAGATTGCAAAGATGTTGACGCAGGTCGATCCGGAAACGGGCGAGCGTAAGTGGCCTGAGTTTGGAATCCAGACAGCACCTGACGGCACTCTCATCGTGGCAAATAATGAGACGGGACAGCGTGCAGTCATCAATCGTCCCGGCTTCAGTGCTACCGATGCGGTGCAGGCAATCGGCATCGCTGCGATCTTCACACCTGCAGGTCGAGTAACAGCTGCGATGCCTTCTATAGCAGGTCGCATAGCGACAGGTATGGCAGCAGCGGGCGGCACTGAAGCAATTATTCAAAAAGGACAGGAATGGGCTGGTGGTCAGTTCGATAAGATGGACGTCGCACTGAGTACTGCGTTAGGTCCCATCGTAGATATCGGTCGAGGTGGAGTTGCAGCGATTCAACGCACCGGCAGATTCATTGGCAGTTACCTGCCTCAGTCATGGGCTGGAGGACTTAAGGGGATTCTTCCTGAGGCAAAAGTAGCTGTTCTCGACTTTGCCAAAAAGGCTAAGGAATATTTGCACACGGCACGCCCCGCTCTCGTATTAACGCAAGATGCGATCCCTGAAATCCACACGCCACGCATGCAGATTTTGCTAAAGATGATGGAACGTTTACCTCTTGTCGGTACCGGTGGGTTACGCAAGCGAGAGGCGTTAGAACGTGTAGAAGTACTGCGACATCTTGCTGATCGTTTCAACCTGGATCCAATTACTGCTTACGGTAACGCTGTTATAGACAGCCTCAATCGTAATGCCGGGAAAGCTTTGACGGCTGCTCGTACTGCAGCAAAGAGTGCACTGGATACGATAGCAGATAAGCCAATCATTCTGCGTGACTTCCGCTTGGGTATTCGAGACATCATCGAAAACGAGCAGAAGTACGGGGAGCTGGCGAACACCGGGGTCATAGATCTACTGAACAAGGTTCGTAACTCTGTCTGGCAAGGAGGCAAGGCCCAGGATTTTGCTCGCAACTTTGGTGCGCTCGATGACTGGCTACAACGACTGCGCATGGAGGCTGGCAATGCTCCGCCGCAGGCCCGAACAGTCCTTACAAAAGCAGCGGATTTACTGGAAAAGGATATGAAACGTCACGCCTTAGACGAAGGTGGAGCCGCCGGAGCCCAGTGGATTAAAGCAGTGGCTACAACCAAAGGCTTAGTGACAGAGGCGGAGAAAAAGACACTTAAAAGTTTGATCGATGCGGGGAAGATAGACCAGCAGATCATTCGGAAAGTACTAAGGGGCGGAGACGCCGGAGAGCTGAAAACACTTTACGATGCTATGACACCTACGGGACGACAATCAGCACAGCAATTGATTATGAGAAATGCTTTACGTGTCGGTGGTTGGCGTCGTTACATGCCTAAAGAGATGGCAGTTGATCCGAAAAAAGTGTTGGCTTGGATGGAGAAGCCAGCGATAGCGAAACAATTCCAAACATTCTTTCCGGGTAAGCAGGCGCAGCAAGAACTCATCGGTTTACAAGAGTATTTAAAAGCTACTGCAGCCGCTCAAGAGATTGGAAAAGGCATAGGTATGGCAGCAGCAGGTGGCATCGGACAAATGACTGTTGATGCCGTAAACATCATGACTCTCGGAGCCCTTGGGTTCACAGCTAAGGCTTATCAAAGCGCACCAGTTAGAAATTTGCTTCTGCGTTTGTATCACGCACGAGGGGATGTCCGTCTTCGAGATGCAATCATGATGGAGCTGAGCCCCTTACTAATGGCTGGTGGTCGGCAGGTGCTGCAGCAGTGGACGGAAGACGATCCTCAGGACAGCGTGTACATCGCTGATGAATATGCTGAGATAGAAACTCCCGGTGACGGAACTCCCAGCTTCATGGAGCAGCTACGAACTGCAACCGGTGCTGAAGGGGATGAAGTTGGAGTCACTCAGCGACTAGGTGAAATGATTTTCGGTGATGACGAGGAGCCCGTAGAATAATGCCTGCAGTACGCACCAGACAATCATCTAAAAGATTCGCACGTAACCGTGCAGGTCACCTGCTTGCGGAAGGTGCGCGCGTGTTCTTGCCTGATCATCTCGACCAGGTTCGTGCGATTGCAATGCGCGGCATCGATGAAGACCAGCTGTCTGAGATCTTCGACATCAGCAAACGGCAACTGGGCTTGTGGAAGGCGCAGTTCCCTGCATTCAAGAAAGCACTTGAGTCAGGCTACACCGATGCAGACGCTGCCGTTCTCGGTGCGTTGTACCAGACTGCTGTCGGCTACACGCATGACGAAGAAAAGATTTTTCAGTGGGACGGAGAGATCATCCGTGCCGACACCGTTAAGCATTACAAACCTGACGTGCAAGCGATCAAACTGTGGCTGACCAATCGTCAACGTGAGCACTGGGCTGATCGTAAACAGACTGAGCACACCGGTACGGACGGTGGACCTATCGGTATTCGTGACGAGACGAAGATGGAAGTGGTCTCGAGTATTCTTGCATTGATCAAACCGAAACCGGACAACGTCGTCATCGACGGTCGCACCGGGGAGGTCGAAGAGTAATGGGCTTAGGTATGCGTCGATTAGAGGAAGGCGGCGAGGTTAAGAAAGCACCTTGGCCTGACTCTACTGCGGAAGAAGATGCAGCGTATGCTTTGCAAGCGCAGTTGTGGGACATGGAATTTGAGCGGGAAGTGATCCAACAAGGTGGTCCGCAGCTGGCAGGCTTTGTCGATGCAGATAAGGCACGAATGTTAGCCGTCGGCAACTGGAATTTGCAAGGGATGTACAGTCCTCCTGATTCTAAATCAATCATGGACATCGAGGCGTATGGACCCATTGCGGAGCAGTTGAGGGCCAGAAATATTGAGCCACCAGGTCAGGATGTAGTTTCAGCAGTTGGTGCGGCGAATGCTAACCCACAGATCTGGGCGCACGAGTTCGGTCATCGACGTGACGAACTTAGAAGTGGTGGTGGACGTGAGAGGAATCGATTAATACATGATGCTTTCAGGTCTGATGATGCGTGGGAATGGGGTGCTGCTGTCAACCGTTGGTACGCATACAATAAAGTAAGGTTCAGCAAAGATGATCAGATTAATACTTTCACAGATGTCGAACACCATCTTAAGGAAGCGATTGCAAATAATCGCAACGCGCTTCTGCAGACTGAAGTGGATGCACGAGAAGCGGAAGGCGACGTGCCCATGAGACGTGAGGGTATGTTTCAGACGGAGAGTCTATACCGAGATCAGGAAGACCAGATGGAACGTCGCTCCAAAAGCTGGAGCCTTAAGAAGTACAACGAATTGATAAGAAATACATCGACTTTGGGACTGCAAATAAAAGGAACGGAGAAGTAAGATGCCATCCAAGACCCCTGCTCAAGCAAGACTAATGAGAGCTGTCGCACACGGTTGGAAGAAACCTGGAGGCGGAGGTCCGTCACCTGCCGTGGCTCGTGAGTTCGTGAACGCTGATCGGAAATACGCTGGTGGCTTTGCGGAGAACCGATACTGGACAGGTGGTCTTGCTGCCATGAATGAAATCAATTCCGGCATTGATGAAACTCTTAACTGGGCACACGGTGGTGAGATAGATTTGAATTGGGGTGAGCGATACGACTTGGGTAACGAACCGCTTACGCGGAATCAACTCATTAAGAAAATGGGCGGAGGAACCAAAGGTTTCTTCAGGCTTTCAAAACTCATTCACCAAGGCGGCTGGGCTTCGGATGCGAGTCAGGGAAAGGTAAATAAGAACACGATATTCTACCCACCGCAGCCGACTCTCCTTGGTGCCGGAGCTGGACCTCTGAACGAACGCGAAGAGCCCATGCTTCGCGGGCCAGGTCCTCGACGCGGTGGTCGAGGTGGCGGACGTCGAGGTGGAGGCGGAGGTCGCGGTGGTGGTGGAGGCCGACCTCCCGGTGGAGGAGGAGGTGGAGGTGGCGGAGGTCCGCCGGGTGTAGAAGGTACACCTCCAGCAATTATTCCGCCGACCGTTGCACCACCAGATCGACGTGCAGGAAGAGACACTGAATATTCAGCAGCATTGCGGGCGCACAAAGAGCGTGTCGCAGCATCATTAGCGGTGCCACCGGGTGGCTACGCAGGAGGAGGTCAAGTGAATTACTACCAAGAAGGCGGAGAAGCTTTAGCTCGCCCCGGTCATGCAGAGGGAGCGAATCCATATCCCGAAGGCTCGGCTCGCTACAATTACTGGGAGAGCAGGAAGCATGTAGATCCCCCTCCTCCTGTTGTAGACGTCCCACCTGAGCCCGAAGATCTTAGTTGGCTTGACCGATTGCTGGGCAGAGAAGGTGCTCGACAAGGCAAGACCGAAGAGTACCTTGAGTCGCAGGGCGAAGGCATGGAAGAAGCGTACGGTGGTTACATTGACGCGCCGGGTTACCAGTTCGGTGGACTTGCGCAGGCAGGTGGCTTCCGTGGTCCGCCACGAGGTGGTGTGCCTCCGAACATGAGAGGCGGGATGAAACCCCGCATGGGTGGCATGCCTCCGCGTATAGATCCGCGTTCGATGCCTCCGATGCGCGGTGGTGGTGGGGGTGGCATGCCTTGGCGCGGTGCACCTCCGCCTCGTGCACAGATAGGTGGTCCCGGTGGTATGCCTTCGATGCCGCCGGGTAAAGGACCGAGACGCATGGTCCCACCGAGCATGCCGCCGGGTGGAGTCGGTACCTTAGGTGGACCCGGCTACGGACCAAACCCATTAGGTAGCGCAGGTCCCGGCGGATCTTTAAGAGGTGGTGACCCGAGAGCGATGCCTCCGGTTCCCCTCGGTGGACCTGTTAGAGGAATGCCGCCGATGGGTGGTGGTCGGAGTCCCGGACAATACCCGACAGGGATGCCGCCTCAAGGTGGAGGTGGTGGAATGCTTACCAACGTTCGCAATCAAGCTGAAGCATTTCGTGGTGCGATTCCTGGAGGCGGAGCAGGACCAACAGGTGGTCCTCAGGTAGCTCCGAACATGCGAGGCATGCTGCAGAAGATGCGAATGCAGAATCGTCCTCCGGCTAACGTCGGTGGAGGTGCGAACCGCGTGGGAATGCAAGATCAACAGGGAGGACTAGCACGCGCTCTTCAACGGGGGACAGGTCGTCGTCCAATGTCGAGGCGTGGGGGCTTCCCCGGTCGTCGTTAAGAGAAGCACCGCAACGTCGAATGCATTTGCCGTCCGGTCCCCACTGGTGAAAAATCCAGTTGTTAGCGCAATGGATGTCCATCGGAATCCCCCTCCGTTTTGAGAAAAGCATTGGGACCGTACACCATCATGCCTGCGTAGAGTCCGCGCAGCTTGTCGCGCACCTCGACTCTATCATCGATGACGATCTCAGGTTCGTACTGACGCACCCATTGTAGGACCAGGTCGGGACCTTTGATTTTAGTTTGGTGCGGTAGTCGTTGGATCAATTCGACACGATCAAACAAGTCGTACTTGCGTAGCCATGCCTCTTCATGTTTGTACTTATTGACGAAGCGTGTGCTGTAGATGATCGGTCGGATGTCTGCGTCGAGCCAGTCATGCACCATGTCCATGATGTGTGTGCGCGGCTGATCTTCCATGATCGCTTTGTAATAATCTTTCCACGCAGTAACGTCTCGTTTGTTGTCCTGCGTTCGAGATAGAAGGAGATCCAAACGGTCAGTGTGATCGCTCAGGACCCCTTCGAGGTCAACCAAAATCATTTGCGTTTTTTACGTCTCGCGCCGACCTTTTTCTTCTTGGCCGGATCGAATTCACGCAGCTGCTTGCGGATCTCACTGATGAACTCGGTGGTCACCTCTCGATCACCTTGATTGGTCAGGCTAACTTCGAGGTGCATCTTGAGCTTACGTCCATCTAATTCAAGAGTGCCTTTGCGGTGTTGTTTCAGGTACATTTTTTATTCCTATTCTGTGCGACGTAGGTAAGCTGCCCTGAAGCGACATGCATCAGAGCAATAATTAGTAATCGTGAGACCCTCAAAGCGCTTGCCACACTCCGGGTTCACACACGTTTTCTTGCTACGCTTGCGCATCATTGCCATTTGCGCGCCAACGCTGTCACTGTGGGCTCTCGCAGTTGCCATTTCTATCTCCAGAAGTCTAAGGTGACACTATTATATACACAGATCCGCTTGCGTGTACAGGGGTTACGTCCCAGATTGCTGGGCGTCCCTCGCCTGACCAGCGTGGTGGTATATAGCATCCGCCATCTTCTCGGCCTCATCCCACGGTAGGCTGAAAGTTGTGAGCTGCTGCGAGAATATGACAATCACCTTGCCGTTCTCCATCCCTACTTGAATCTGTAGAGGTGGTTTAATTTCCTTGCTCACAGCCGCAGCTACTTCACTGGGCTTGGGCTCGACCACGTATTCTCCTTTCTCTTCGGACATTATTCGCGCTCCGGATTTAGGTCAGCGAGGGCTCTCTCCAGCAGCTTCGGGATCTCGGAGCGGTGTGGGTCCAGTCCTTTACTGTACTGCAAACGTGCTTCAGTCCAGGTCCACCCGATAGCTTCTGATCGAACGCCACCGAGCAGTGCCTCTAGCTTATCGAAACACTTGGTGGTTGAGTAGATCCCTATGGGGTTCGGATCCTCTAACATCGCATTGACGATGTTAGCAACCCGCTCTCTGTCGTAGGTAATTTTGGTGTCCATCAGTCGTAATCTCTTCCGATAGGACCGCGCGGCAACTCGTCCTCGATGATGGGGAAATCGTACAAAAAATTCTCATCCCCTTCGACGGCAATGCGGACAGCCATGCAGGCTACCTGTATTGCTTCACGCAGGACTTCGATTGCGCTCGTGCCTAGTTTACGGTCGTGATGCATCATAGCCTGAGCCAGCTCACCCACCTCCTCCATGAGAGCAGCAAGTTTGTGAGTATTCTCAGGGAATGCCTTCCGCGCGGCAACCAACTCGTCCCGGATCATGGTGAAGACCAGCCCGTCCGGACTGGTCAGTCGCTCATGAGCTTGGTCGTCTGGTGCCACGCACTGGCAGATGGTCACGTCACTGCCGCACTCGGTGCACGTAGCCACGTTGTGAGGACTTGCAAATGTGCAGCTGCGTGCCATCAGTACATCCTGTGCCCGAGCTGGGCGAGCTTGTCGATGATGTCCTTGGTCTCCGGGTTCGCATCGAGCTGCGTGATCAGTTGGTTGACTGCTTCGAGACGCAGCTCCAGTTCTTTCCTCTCGTTGAGCAGCTTCTCACTGACAGTCGGTGGACGGTGGTCCATGAGTGCACGACCTGCTGTTGCCTCAACTGCTTGATTCTCATCTTCAAACATTTTTATTCTCCTCAGTAGTACTCTGCGAAAAGCCGATAGTTACTCGGCGCTCTGAGCGCGCCATCTAATAAGCGCGCAGCTTGTTTAGGATCGTCCCGGCTCATGGTTTCCCACGCCATTTCGATCAGGTCTTCGTGGCTTGCCCCGTTGAACTTCTCGGCATCCTTGCCGTGTACAATGTAAATGACTCCCGGTGTTTCTGCAATGATCCAGACGATGCCACCTTCCTTGACGTTGTTCTTGATCCATCGCAGCTGCGTCTTGTGCAGTCCCTTCTCCTCGTTCGGGAAGGGCACGCGCATGTTACGGTCGGTCGCCTTGAGTTCAAGGGTGCCACTGTTATTAGTCTTGCCCGTGGTGACTTGGAAGTGAACGTCAGGAAATCCCGGCGCAGTATCTGGGGATTCGATTCGGGAGTATTGCCCCAGAGGCAGCGCAACATCTCGCAACCACTCCCATAAATTTGACTCGTTCATAAAAACCAAAATCCCAGCAAAATATTGGACTACTTTTTCTCCGATTCTACATTAGGCAAACATCGCACGGGTTTTTCGAATTCTTCTCGCACCTTTGCCAGCTGTTCCTCGACGCTTCGATACTTTCTTTTTGCGGTACCGGTCGAGGACAAGCGTCGCGAAATCTTTTTTGCGTGCAACCGCTTCATAGTATTCATCCTCAATTGTGTCGCGCGCCATGAGGAAGAAGTACTTCACCCAATCCGTATGTTCCATGCTCAGAATGCGGAACCGCGCCTGTTCGAATGTGATGTGACTGTGATCCCAGCTGTAGAACACGTACGTGTTTGCTTCCGACAAATCGAAACCGAGTCCGCTCTTCACCTGCAGGATGACGTAGTCAACATTGAAATTCAGATCCCACTCGTGCTGCCCAGAGATGATCTTGTAAGTCCAGTTGAACGCATCGAACTGTTCAGCGATGGCATCGATCTCGTGCGTAAAGCGGCAGCAGATGACTGTCTTTTCCTGGCCGAAACCCGACAGCAGCTCCATGAGCGTGTCCAGCTTCTCAGTGCCGACAGGTATGATGATGCGCGTGCGCTTCTTCTGGCCGGGAACGCGCTCCTGATGCAAAAGGAAACCACCGCAAACTTGCTGCAGCTTTTGCGGCAGGTTTACCGGCAGGGGGACGCCAATCGTCAGTTCGTCGATGGTGGTTTCCATGTCTTTCTTCAGCTCTTCGTAGATGTGTCTCGTCTTACGATTGAGGTCGAAGTACACCTTCTTCCTGCGGACGCGTACGGGGGACTTTCCCATTGAGACACGCGCTTCGTTGAATGTAATTCGGTAACTGTATCGATGGATGATTTCGAGGATTTCTTCTTCGTGTTGGTAGCCAACGAGCACGGGGTACTCTCGACCGTCTTTACGCTGATGAGTTTCGTAGATGACATAGCGCTCCTTAAACGATCCGTAAGTGCCAAACACCTGCTTGTGCAAGATGAAATCAAACACAGCCCAGTACTGCTCGTAACCTTTGTCGGCTGGCGTACCCGTCAGTGCGAGTCGCCACTGTGCACGCTTGCCCAGCGTTCGTGTGAATCGGGACTGTGCAGTTCCCGGCTTCTTAATAAAATGAGCTTCGTCCGCAATGACCATCAGCGTGCCGCCATCATCCACCCAGTCCTTTGACCATTTGTACCACTGCTTGCGCAGCTGCAGATTTTTCACCGGCTCTTGGTACGTGACAAGGTAGATGTCGCAGTCCCAGTCGTTGTCGAGATGTTCCTCGATCTGTTCGTCCCAGGTTTTCGCTGCTTTCTTTGGGCACACGATAACCAGTACCTCCGGCTTTCGCTCGTCAACGATAGCCAGAGATACCAGACACTTCCCCGTGCGCTGTTCCGGAAAGAGAGCGAAGCCATCGTGCAATAATGCCGCAGCGACAGCCTCCCTCTGATACGGACGAAGCTCCGTACGGATCACTAAGCTTTCGTCAGCTCAGCGAGGGGAATTTCCCACTCCCCTTCTTCATCATCGACTACGACTGCCATGTCGTCTTCGATTCCCTCGATCACACCTTGGTACTCTTCGCCGTCTTCGTCTTCGAAGGTAACGCGAGCGCCAGGACGGAGTGCAGTCGATTTACGGGTTTTTTTCTTGCCTGCTTTTTTCTTTGAGGCTTTCTTTTTGCCTTTCTTTTTGGCAGCGGGAGCTGGAGCCTCTTCTTCTTCCTCTTCTCCTTCATCTTCTTCTTCCTCTTCTGGCTCTTCCTCCTCTTCTTCGCCCTCATCTTGCTCAGGGATTTCACCACCCTGCTCTTCGACGTACTGCTGTGCTACTTCCTCGGTCAGGTAACCGGTTACACGAGGCTGATCTTTCTCTTCGTACTCCTCGTTCACGATCTCCAGACCACACATGTTCCCGACCAAATCATCGGGATCAAAGTCGAAGGGACCATCAGGGGTGTCGTATCCCATGCAGTTGAGCGCAGTGCGCAAAACCCACAACGACTGTGGTACTAACACGAACCGGTCGAACACTGTCGAGCCGATGTGTGTCTTCCAACGAACGGTGACCATGTCATTACCAGCTTGGCTCGCTTCCAGTTCAGCGCTCATGATTTCAGCGACGTAGTAACCGTCCGGTGTGGGCATTCCACCTCCGGCCTCTACATCAGTGAAGTCAACTGTTATGACGTTGGTCTTGCCCCGTCTCCCACGCGTAGCTTTTTTCTTGCCACGCCTTTTACTTGGTGCCTTTCGTGTTGCCATTCTCAGGATCTCCTAATTTTCTTACGTTTTGGTTTTTGTTTGCCGGTGACCAGATCCTTGATTTTTTTGAACGTCGGATTGACGATCAGCTCAGGGATCGGACCTGCGGACACTGGTCTGCGGATCTTTGTCGAGTAGAATGCGTGAGGACCGATCCGCATACAGTAGTCCACATGCCGCACTTCTTCTTTGTCTTCAGTCTCCCAGCGTTCTTTGATGAACGTGGATCCAATCGAATCAACTGCACCGTCGAGGAAGGCACTAACGGAGGGCATGACGCGTGCCCCGATGCTGGGCTCGATGGCTTCGTCCTCATCGTCGCCGCCTTCATTCACACGCTCATGCGCAATGAGTAGCAGGTTGTAATCATCGGACAGATCGCGGAAGTCGCTGATCCACTGCTTCAGCATTCCGGAGAGTTGCCCCCAGTTGCGTTGCGTGAACGTCTCGTCTCTGCCCTTACGACCTTTACGCAGCACCTCAGCCATGCCGATGTCCTGCAGATTGCTCACCTGATCGATCACGATGGACGCGTACTCAGTCGGCAGCGTTTTGTCGAGGAGTGCCCAGTACAGCTCGTCCATCTCTGCCCACTCAGTGACGCGCACGACATCGATGTCTTCTTCCAGCGCAATGGTCTCGGTGCCTCGCTCGTTGGTATCGATGAACAGGATGGGCTTCGGGAACGTCGAACCGAAATGAGTTTTGCCTGTGCCGGAGCGACCGTACACCATCATGACCAGGTTGGTTTTGAGTTCCGTGACCGGTTTGATCTTGTCGAGGATCGATGTAGTTTTCTTGGCGACTTTTTTCACCACCTTGCGTCCTAAGACTTTTTTCGGTGTGACCTTTTTCGGATGGGTGAGCTTCAATTTCGGTTTGCTGCGCATAGGTCTAGCTGGCATGGTGACTCCCTCGTTCGACGTATTCACTCTTCATTATGAAATCCGAATCAAGTCCACGGACCTCCGCTTCACAGATTGTTCGGTACTCACAGGTGTTGCAATTGAACGATGACATGCTGCGTGCACAGTGTTCACCATTCCTCTTGGCCTGAATTTCTGCCGCACTCTGCAGGAAATCGTTGACCACTTCAATGATCATGTCGGTACTGGGCTTCGGCAGGAACACGCGTTCGAAAAATGTGTCTTCTTTCCCTTCAAGCATCTCCAGCATGTCCACGTACTGGGTGGCGTCGAGATTCTCACGCCGGATTGTTTTGAGGTAAGTGTACGGATCGCAGTCCAAGTTTTTACGCTTCGACAGCTCACCGTTCTTCAGCACTTCCGGTTCTGTCGGTGCTTTCGCTTTGCCGTAGTCCCAGCAGATGCCGTCGATCTTTTCCTTCGGCTCCATCATGCCGTACGCCCACACGTATAACAGCAGCTGCAGCTCTTGGAACCGATCATCAGCCGTCGGAATAGACTTCATGAATTTGTGATCTATCAGCCAGCGTCGGTCGTGCACGTCCCTTGCAATCTTGTCGATGAAGCCGATGAACATGAGCGGGAGAGCACCGCTACCCAGCTTGCTCAGGTCCACTTCGATCTTGATCTCAGTCGCCTCATACGTCAGGGGGTCCTTGCGATATTTGCGTAAATATCCTTCGAAGATCATGCCGCAGTCGCCGATGATGTCACCGTGCATGTCGCGCTCTTCTTCGAAGTAGGCAGCGTACTCTTCCGAGTACGTTTCGAGCACGTCCCACGGATCGGGACCGTCGTAATTCCTGCCGTTGATTTTGTTTTCGACGTACGCATTCAACATCTCGTGCAGGATCTCACCACGCAGTAGACGTACGCCTTTGAACTTACGTTTGATCTTCAGAAAATATCTGTACCACCATGCCTTTTGACATCGTCGATATGAATTCACTTCGCTGAAACTAATGTGTTCCTTAGGCGGCATATTTTACTCCCTTTCCCCATGGACCCAGCTCCGCCTCGCCTTCCATTGGGACGCTGAGATTTATTTTAAATGTGTCCATCAACTTCGGTCGCTCTGCCATCTTCAACATCTTCGGCACGCACTCAGGGATAACTTCGTCCCTGACGATAGTCAGTACTGCGTCATGGTGTTCACCGACGAGGCGCACATGATCGCGCGGGAAAGTCTGGTGGATCTCGATCAGTAGCATTGCTTTGTAGTCGCCGATCAGTGCCTGAACTCCTGAGTTGACTGCCTGCCTCTCAGCTGCCATTTGAATCATCTTGTCCTTGGTCTGGATGCCGGGGAGTCTGCGTAGCCGACCAGTCAGGCATCGTACGTGCCCGTTTGATTTTGCAAGTCGCTTTGTTCGGGTGTGCCAGTCAGCCAGCCGAGAGTACAGGCGAAAGTATGCTTTCCGTGCTTGCTTCGCTTCCGTCATCGTCGGAGTCCAACCGTAATCTTTTGTCGCCTGCTCGATGAACTTCTTCGGGTACATGCCGAAAATAAAACCGAAGTTGACAGCCTTCGCGCGCGTCCTGCCTTCGTACCAACGTGGTGCAACTTTGATGCATTTCTGCGGGCCTGCCTCCATCAGGATCTGGAGACAATCGTTATAAGAGAGTCTGCTACAGCGCATGCGAGTTGGTTCGAGATATTCTGCTGTTAGCCACACCAGGTCGGTCCACTCACTATCCTGACTGATGGACAGGTTCTCGATCATCGTGCGCCAGTGAATGTCGATGCCGTGGGTAAAACATCGACGCATCTCTGGGTCTTTGGACAGGTGTGCAGCAATGCGCATCTCTGCCGTGGCGAGGTCAAGCACACATAAGGTCCAGCCTTTTGGTGCAGTAATGAGGTTGCGGATCTTTCCATCGCGCGGGATAGGATGGAGCGGTGAGCTGTAACGTCCGGTGACAGTGCCGTGCAGTTTGTAATCGAAGAAGTACCTGTCACCGACTCGGTATTTCTGCCAGCCCTTGATGTACGTGTTGAACATCTTTGCCGCACCGCGAAATTTGAGAAGCTTCCTGACCACGGGTTTGGTTGCGATGCTGAGCAGTGCTTCTTCAGATGTGCTATTCGCGCCTTTCTTCGTAAAAATTTTGCACTGATATCCCAGATCTTTGTATAGGAGTTTTCCGATCTGCGCTGGGCTGTTCCAGTTCACTTCATGACCTGTCATGTCGTTCAGCTCTTCGCGTTCCGTGATCATCTCTGACAGCAGCTGCAGCCCGATCTCTTTGCGCGCAGTGGGGTCAATAACGAGACCTTCCATCTCGGCATCCTCCATGGCGCGGGCTCCCGGCATCGTGATCTTCCAGAAGAGACGGTGCAGACTGGGGTCTTCTCGGAGCATTTCCATGAATAAGTGTGCGAGGCGAAACGTGTACGTCGCGTCCTGCCCACAGTACTTGTAGTTGCGCACGGGCTTCTCAGACTTGCCCTGCTTCTCTGCCAGCGAGATGTCATACTCGGGCTCATCGAGGTAGGTGCGGCACAGGCTGGTCAGATCATGATGAAGGTTTTCATCGATCACGTGGTGTGCGAGCATGACGTCAAAGGTCAGGCGGAATGACCCACCGAACATACACCGCATCCACTTGTTATCAAACTTCCCATTCTGCGCATACGTGCGTTTTTTATCGCGATGAGCAAGAAAAAAAAGCAGCTGCATCAGTTTCCGAAAAGCATCACCGTGCGCGAAGGGGCTGTGGGAAAATCGCTGGTACTCCGGGTGCATAAATCCGGGAATCACCCATGTTCGGTGGGGGAAAGCAATTGCGATTGCAGTGATGTACCGTTGTTTCTGGAATGGGAAAAGCCCCGATGTCTCGCAGTCGTATGCGAATTCGGATGCCTCCTCGAACTCTCTTATAAAGGTAGCAAGATTACCCTTGCGGACGACCGTCCACGTGACTGTATCATCGCGCAAGCCGCCCTTTATGAGGCGGGCAAGCCGCGCAATGTCATCCTTCAGACCGGGGAGCTTAGACGGATCGCGAAGCGTATACGCCGGATGAAATATTGGCATTCCGATGTAACTGACTTTGGGATTCTCTATGATTTCTCCGTGGAATTGGTTGATCTTCGCCTTGCCACGGAAAAGCGTCTTCGTAGCAGGAACTCCAGCGGTAACGACAAAGTCGGGAGTTAGCTGCGCAATTTCTTCGTCGAGGTAGTGACGGCAAGCTTTGATCTCCGCTGCCGTGGGAGTTCTGTTATTCGGTGGCCTACACTTCACGAGGTTGGTGATGTAGGTGTGCTCGGCCAGGTCGTTGCGTTGTAATTCCCCCCTTAGAATGCGTCCAGACTCACCTATAAAGGGCACACCACGTTTATCTTCGTTCGCGCCGGGAGCTTCCCCGATCACCATTACCTTGACGTTTTTGCGCGGCCCATCACCAGCCATGCAGACCGTCTTCGCGGTCGCGTGTAATCCGCACTCAGTACACTCAGGGTTTAGGCTCGCCATGGGAGCCGTTCGCTCAAGACCATTTGCAGTCTCCTGTTCGCTCTGCGAGGATGGTCAGCCCAACAGGGATAAAGACTCAGAATTTAATGGAGAGAGAGGGACGCCCCGATAGAGACTTCCCCCTCCTCCGGATCTCACATCGACAACAAGAAGAGGCGAGAAAGTGGATCATAAAGCAGGTCTAGACGCGACACAAGCCGCCCAGCACTGGTTAAGGCAAAAAGTATACACCGTACCGCTGCGGAGCAGGTCAAAACGCCCAAAAGCGCGCGATTGGCCGCATCTCAGGCTTGTCGAGGAAGATCTCCGTAACGGGGCATTCAAGCGTGGTGACAACATTGGTGCGCTCTGGGGCGAGGCTTCAGAGGGTGCCACCGACGTCGATCTGGACATGGCAGAGGCTATCTGGGTAGCTGAACACATCCTCCCCGAGACGTTCATCTACGGGCGCACGAATAAAGAATACTCTCACTACGTTTTCCGTGTCAAAGGTGCTGAAACGCGCAAGTGGCAGGTCTCCGAGCTGGGCACTATCGTCGAAATTCGCTCCACAGGAGCACAATCAGTCATCCCGCCATCACGGCATCCGGAGGGTGGCGTTTACTTCACTAACGAAGACAACGACGATGAGTTCACGAAGCTAACCAAGCTGGACCTCGAACGATTTGTCGATGAGATCGCAGTCGCAGCTGTCTTCGTACACTTCTATCCTACAGCGGGATCACGTCACGATTACGTGCACGCCTGCACGGGAGCACTGTGTCATCAGGAGTGGCCCGACGAGAAGATCCAGCGCGTGATGAGCGCGGTGCTCACTGTTATTCAGGATGAAGAAGACGAGATCAAGGATCGGACAGGCACGGTGCGCAATACAGTCGAGAAGCACAAGCTCGGTGATCGCACGAAGGGATTCACGTCACTCGAAGCATGGATGAGCATGCCGGTCATCTCAGCTGTACGCAGGTGGACTGGCAGCGGCAAGCTGGAAGGCAAATTGGTGATCGCTCCGCCATCGATTAAACCGGAGGCTACCCGGCTGACATTTGATGATTCATTGTTAGAAGTGCCAGGTCTTGTCGGCGAAATTATTAAGTGGGGCAATCGCGAAAACTTCATCGATCAACCGATCTTCGGATTAGCAGCAGGCATCATGTGCACTGCGATGGCAACCTGCAATCACTACCTTGTGCAAAGTTGGGACACACCGCTGCAACCGTACTTGATGGTCACTGCACCGACCGGCGGAGGCAAGGAGTCAGCACTGCGTGCAGTCAGTAAATTTGCGCACAAGATGAGGCTCGACGATGTCGTGTTCCAACAGTTTCAATCGTACTACGCGATGCTCGACGTCATGGCAGAAGAGAAAATGGCTTGCTGGTTGTGGGATGAAGCTGCGCGTTACATGGCAGCTGCGAAGAAAGCTACCACGTCGGATTTTGCAACACTGAGTCACGTCATCTCTCTCTATGGCGCAGCAAATAAATGGGTGCCGGGATCACCGGGACGTAGACAAACAATTCCTGCACTCGATCATCCCTTTCTTACTGTGCTCGCGACTGCGCAACCTGAGATGTTGATGGAAGCACTGACCAGTACTGCACAAGAGACCGGCTTCGTAAATCGATTTATACTGCTCGACACAGGCACGGACTACCACGGTACGAATCAACGACGCAGTCACGTGTTCCCGTCATCAATTGCAAAGCAGGCAAAATTATTACGTGATCACGAGCCGCGTGATGGTGAGTTCACTGAGGTGAGATTTGCAGACACACGAACGTTCACTGCGTTTCAAGATTTCGAAGAGATGTGCCGACGTCGCACCATGGAGGGACAATTCACATGGGCACGCGCAAATCAAAACGCACTCATCATATCTGGGCTTGCAGCTGTCGGTATCAATTCAATCCATCCCGTCATCGATATCGATCTATGTAAGTGGGCACTGCAGCTCGTGACATGGAGTTGTGATTGCTGGGATGAGAAAGTACGCATGACAGCGTCCGGTGATAGCTACAGTGAGAAGGATTCTTTTAAGATCGAACGCCTCATCAACAGTCCGCACAAGTACATTAATCAAAAGGGCAACACCAGTAACCAGCGCATCGCACTCCAACATCACTTCACTCCGCTCGCTGTGATCACTCGCAACTGCAGAGGCATCGAACAGAAACGACGCGAACAAATTCTCAGCGACCTGCATGAGTCAGGGCTGATCGGGTCAACCGAAAAATACAATCAGGTTGTGTACTTCCCGCTCGCACAAAAGTAGATCCACCCATCTCAAGTTTTCCCCTGTTGCGACCGGGGACGGTATCCTATTGATCCTATTTAACATAATAACCCCCACTTGACAACGGCTACGCTCCCGTGGTATAGTGAATGGGAATTCACAATAGCTAGACAAGGAGCAAGACATGAAGAACGAAATCGCATCAGGTGCACTCGCCGACGAGCTGGGAATCATCCGCGCTCAGATGGCAGACCTCAAGGATCGCGAACGTGAGATCCGCAACGACTTCATCGCAGCTGGCATCAAGTCAGTTGAAGGTGAGACCTTCCGCGTAATGGTCGTTGAGTCCATGCGCATCAGCATTGATTGGAAGGCAGTAGCTGCGAAGCTCACGCCCAGCCGTCAGCTGGTTCGTGCACACACGTCGGAGAAGGAAGTCATCTCCATCCGTGTTAACGCACGTCGCGGATTAGCAGCATGAGGATTGCAATCGCTGCAACCGGGAAGTCCAAGAGTGTTGCCCAGTACCTGCCAAATAATTTTAAGGTGCTGGGCCGCACGCTGGACAATAACGGAACCATCATCGTCGGAGTTGACGACCACGGCTGGTCGCTCGACCAGTACGTCATTCCCCGACTCGCCTCAGCAATGATCCACTGCGAAGAGGTGTTCGAGATCAACGGTCTCAACATCAAGCAGCTGGAGCTGAATCTCAAAATCTATCAGGAGCAACTGACATGAGAACGCGCAACCCTAAGTGCATTGATGAGGCCAAGGCCGAAGTCAACAAAGCAATGGACGAGATAAATGTCGCCCAGTCGCGCATAAGAAAGGCAGCAAAATTCCTGCTGCATGAAGGCAATACCCCAGGCACATCCAGCGCTCACTACCACTACGCAATAGCCATGTCTAAAGTGCACACGCACTTCGGCAGCTTGCGCAATGTGATGTGGGCTGCACTGGATGCATACAACAAGGAGCAAACATCATGACCCTGCAATTAGAAAGTGCACAAGGGATGGCAGTGCAACATCCCGACACGTTCGAAGTCTCTGACATCGATCACATGCGCGAAGTCGTCAAGCCCGGAGTGTACGCGAAGATCTGCATACTCAACGGTGGCGGCGAACGCATCTGGACTGACGTCGTCAGTGTTGACGGCACCAAGGTGAAGGCGACACTCGCCAATGAGCCGTTCGGCCTCGACATGAAGCACGGTGACCCGGTCGAGTACCAGCTGCACAACGTCTACAACGTCAGCAGTCACGACGGGGAGGAACTGGCATGAGCTTCTACGTCTTCGATGAGGGTGGCGAGTACGACCAAGGCACGGTGCACATGCACCTGCAGTACCTGCGCATCCACATGGGTACACCGCAAGGTGAATGCTTCGAGCACTTGGTCGATGCCGCTGAGATGGCGAAAGACTGGGCAGCGAACGGAGGTCCGCAACTGATCACCGACGCTGACTTCAAAGTCTTAGACACGGTGACGTCATGAGTGCCGCATACCGATGGACCATCAGCAAGGATCACCTTGAAGATCCAGACAGCATGCATAGTCGCGTCGGCACCATTGGACCTCATGACGCGGACGACGCAGTGACGTCGAACCCGGCACGCTTCAGTCTCTACGATGATGACGACAACTGCTACTACGAGGGCATGCTCTACGGTGACTACATGGGCATGGAACCGCTCGATGACTTCGGCACGCCGAACGCAGGGTGCGTGAAGATGAAGCTCGACGGGGAATGGCTGTGAGCAGCATCAACCCGTTCAGGAAAGGTGACCCGGTCAGCATCAAACGTGGTGCTGGCTGGATCACCGGCACAGTGGTCAAGACGGTACTGGCGCGCGTGCACATCCAGATCGACGACAAGGTGTACGTTGAAGACTGGCACGAGTGCAGACGGGCTTGACACAGTAGCGTTGATGTGTATATGATGAGTTGAGTATTTTGTGAATCGGTGGGGGAGCTTTCGGTCTGAAGTGGTAGTGCTCCTAAGACCCCTGCCGTTGATCCCGCGAGAGAAGCGGAGCCCATGACCCTAACCGGGTAGGCACTGCGGATTGATAACCGGGGTAGGAACAACAGGTAGTGTTGATCCCACCGATTCACAAAGTACTTACGCAAGGAGCAAGACAATGTCATTGAAGAAAACAGCAGAGCCCGGATGCCCACACGCCACGTTCGTGAACAAAGCGGACGGATGGACATGGAAAGTTCTCAAGGTGTACGCGATGGCGAAGACCGACAAGGGCAACAAGTACGCTCGCTGGCTCTTGGCTGTGCGCTCACCGGCTACGTTCGGCGGCTACGATATCGGCGACACTTACATCAAAGACGTCCTGGGATATGCGACTCATTTGGAGTCAGCGACCGACGAATTTCGCGAGTACTTTACGGAGCTAAGAGCATGAGCAAATATCGCCAGCAATTCCCCGAAGACAATCCTAATCATCCTGACCATGATGCAGCTGTTGCACGCGCGTGGGCAGGTCACGACAAACGACATCACGACAACCTGCGCAAGATGGTTGACTCTGCCTGCAAAGGCGTGATGCCACACATCGACAAGCGCATCAAGGATGTCGCACGACGTGCCTACTACTTAGGCGCACAAGATGGCATCGAACTCCAAAAGGAGAAAGGCAAATGAAGATTGCAATCCTACTCATCATGCTCGTGCTCTCGCCCACGCAGGCACACGAGACCGATTCTAAACCACCCTACCCAGAGTTTGCAGGTGACACGTTCCCTATCGCTCACTGGGAACTGACGATGATCTCACACCAAGACATGTGGGATATCACTGCCGAGGAATACAGTCGCGCCTCGTGCATCAAGGATGGCATCCGGCGAATGCTCAGAGATATGGAGTCAGTCCCGGTGAGGGAATGGGGTGCTGATCCGCTGCTCGGATTTATCTGCGAGTACGTGGACGGCTCAGAAGAGAAGTAAGGGCTATTTGACATAATATATCCTATTTGACACGGCAGCGCTAGTGTGGTAAGCTGAGTGCAAGTTGAGATTTCCTCAACGACAAGGAGCAAGCAAATGTTAATGTTCAGTAAAGACGACAACACCGTCAGCCGCCAGGATCTGGTTCGGTTCGACGACGCAGCCCTCGCGCTGCACACTCGCTCGCACAAGCCCGTTCCTTTCTCTACCGGCATCGATCTCATTCAGGATGTCGCTGAGAAGCAGGGCTTCCGCTTCGGCGAAGAGCAGTACGTTCTGGCTCGCAACGACACGCAGCTGTTCGGCCTGATCGAGGTCCTCAACTTCAGCACTGACGAGAGCAAGATCTGCTTCGGCGTTCGCAGCTCAATCAACAAGTCACTCAGCTGGCAGTTGTGCGGCGGCGAGTCCCTCGCGATCTGCACCAACCTCGACCTCTTCGGTTCAGTTGTCCTGCGCCGCAAGCAGACGTCCATGGTGATGGCTGACCTGCGCACGCTGGTCGGTAACTTCATGGGACAGTTCGAGCAGTCTGTCGCAGACCGCGCTGTTCAGGTGGCACGCTACAAGCAGGCCCAGTTGAAGGATGCCACTGCGAACCATTGCATCATCCAGATGCTGCGCAAAGACATCATCGTCAGCAGCAAGGTGGCGAAGGTCGTTGACGAGTACTACGAGCCCAGCCATGTTGAGTTCCTCAACGAAGATGGCGAGCGCACAAACTGGACGCTGTTCAACGCAGCGACCGAAGCGTTCAAGGGTTCACCGATCAGCACCTACACCGAGCGCAGCCAGAAGCTGCACGACCTGATCGGATCCGCAAGCGACTACGCACTAGCCGCGTAACCGCACGCTCCGTAGCCCCCTGATCCAGCGATGGTGACGGGGGCTTTTTTTATTTCACGCCCTCAGGATCGAATAAGGCTATTTAACATAATATACGGCATTTGACACGGGAGCGCTAGTGTGGTATGATGACTCATCTTACATAAAACGCGACACCTCCGGAGCACCAACATGATTACACTTTCCAAATACCAGCAGGCAGTCATCGACTGGGTCACCGCGCACATCGACACCGCAGGCGCGCTGATCGTTGAAGCAGTCGCAGGCAGCGGCAAGACCTTCACCATCGTCAAGGCTGCGCACCTGATCCCGAAGGCGCACAAGGCAGTCTTCCTCGCCTTCAACAAAACCATCTCGGTCGAGCTGGGCCGCAAGCTTCCCGGTCACGTCGAGTCGAAGA